ATCTCATGCGGATAATCGAAGACCTTAACCTTCTCGCGGTGCACCATTTGGAAATTCAAGGCAATGTCCATGGTGGCATCCGTCGAAGCGTTGACCACCACGATCAATTCATCACACCAGTCAACGAAGGATTCCAGGGCCAGGCGGCACCAAACTTCCTCGTTGCGGATCCGGACCAAGCCGGACAGGCCCTCACGCATTGATCAACTCCATAACCCGCTCATAAAACGACCAATTCTGGGCCCGGCAATCGGCAAGCGCATTGGGGTGTTGCTTCACCCAGCCCGCAACGCCCCGCCAATCGTTCGCGTTCGCGATCATGGCGGCCGGGAATTTCTGACGCCAGAACTTCGAACTATAGGGCTGGAATATAACCCGCTTGCCCAGCAATGTTGCCCAGTACATCCCGTGAAAAGAATTGGTGACTACCGTTTCGGCCGAACCAAGAAACATTATAGTGTCTTCGAATGATTCGGTGTTCTCCATCGTCGGCAGATCATTCGCTCCCAACGGATACCGGCTTTTGATCTGGGGAGATGCGTTCATAAACCGCACGGCCTCATGCTTCACATAATATTTCAAATTAAACAAAGGCGACATGCAGGACGCGCAGGGCACATATTTTCCCGTTACTTCCCGGTCGAACGTCCATTCCCTGGTACCGATCATATCGAAACCCTCGGGATCCGGTGACGGCTCCGTCTCGCCGTGGTTTGTCGATCCGGTCCCCCACAGGATAGCCTTGGCTCCCTTCGGCGCCCGGCCCTCGGCCCAGGACGTCAACGTCCCGCCGCCAAATATAACCGCATCGCAGGGCGGTATGGCTTCCTCGTAGTTTCCAACATGATGTTCCGGCCAGTCAAAATAGGCCGCCGGCGAACTGGCTAAATCACCGATGTTTCCGGTGTTGCGTATATTTCTGAATTGGATCATTTGTCGCTCCGTAGGGCAGGGGTTGAATTTACGTCCAGGTGGACGCGGTTCAAATATTGCTTGTCATTAACTCCGCCAATGTAGCGGCCACATATCTCTGTTTTTCGAAGCTGTAATCGGCGAGAAGGTCGACCGCGGAATGAATGTTTTTTTCTCGGTATCGATGCGCGCGATGCCCTGATTGAGATCGTTGATCTTGGATGCGAGAATATTTTCGAGAATATTTGGCTTACCTTCGACGACGGTAAATCGCCCCAGAAGCTTTGCCAGTACGTCCCGCGTCCCCTCCAATAAGGGAACTTGGGAATCACAATGCTGCAGGCGACCGGACAAGGCCTGGCACATAATCAAAATCATGTCCTGGCGGATCGGTTCGGCGCACTTGTCGAGAACTTGTCCCATCGCGTTGTCAAAAGCCCAGTCGACCATCGCCAATATCTTGGCGTCGGTATTGTCCGGATCGGTGGTGCCGGCGTTACCGGTCTGGTCATACTGGGCGCGGCGTTCCGGATCCATCAAAACCTTATAGGCAAAGTGGATGCGCTCAAATTTATCGGCATCGCCGTCGTGGTCGGGATGGTGTTCTTGGGCCAGTCGATAGAAAGCTTTTTTGATGGTGGCGGCATCTGCCGAGATATCGACGTCTAGGACATCATAGAGATTAGGGATCACCGAAAACCTCACTCAAATTCATGGTAGGGAAGCAATCAATAGCACTTTGTGGTATGCTTCTCTATGCCAAAAAAATTAAATCTCGTTGGTCTTCGTGTTGGACGCATAACTGTTGTCGAGCGTATAGGAAGCGTGCGCCACAATGGGCGGTCAAATGTTACTTGGCAGTGCATCTGTGATTGTGGCATGGCAGTTATCCTTACCAGCAATACGCTAAGACATGGCGGCACGCGGAGTTGTGGATGCCTTAAGCGCGAAAACGCTGCACATTTAGCAAAAATGCACCCGCTACAGTCCACGGCCCGTGATTTGACGGGGCAAAAATTCGGACTTTTAACGGCGCAATCGCCCACAAAGGAACGGCGTCGAAAAAGTGTTGTCTGGGACTGCCTGTGCTCCTGCGGCAACCGTCATTTGGTCGCCGCCACCGGCCTGTTGACGGGTGATACCAAAAGCTGCGGCTGCACCAAAGGCGTGGCATCAATTACTCACGGAGCGACACGGCATGGCGAATGGACGCGCGAATACACAGTTTGGGCGGCAATGTTGCAGCGGTGTTCTAACCCAAATAACACCGCCTTCGATCGATACGGCGGGCGTGGAATAACCGTCTGTGATCGATGGAAGTCTTTTGAGAATTTCTTTTCAGACATGGGGCCACGGCCGGCGAATATGAGCATTGATCGAATCGACAACAACAAGGGGTATGAGCCCAACAACTGTCGATGGGCTACCGAAACTGAGCAACAGCGCAATAAAACAAGCAGTAGACTGCTGACGTGGGATGGCCAGACGCTCTGTGTCTCCGAATGGGCAGAATTATTAGGTGTCCCCAGCCGACGAATAATCAGTCGGCTGGCCCGAGGCTGGGATGTGGAACGCGCCCTAACATTTCCGTTACAGAATTGAGGGCAATGGCGCCCAAGGAAAGCATTTCAGCGCAGAGTTTGGCGTCGCGTTAAAAATTTCAACTCCCCGTTCCGCCAACGGTTCAATCAATGTTGGAAAATATGGCAGCATCGTTCCGGAGTAATCCGACCGAATTCTGTCAGGGTGATCGCCAAACCAATGGGCGCGTCCAGGCTCGTCTTCGTGGGTGATGTCGTGCATATCAAACCCAACCAGGACCACGCGCCTGGCGCCCGCCTTCACGGCAATCTGGATGGCCTGATAGCCGCCGTTTCCGCCACCGGCGACGGTATCCGGTTCCTCTGGAAAACCGCCGCTATACCCGGATTGCTTATCCAGCTGGACCCGAAGAAACTTTGCCCAGGCTTCCGGTACCGTCTCCGTGCACGTCGTTCGAATGCCGGGAAATTTCGTTACCGTCTCGCGATGCCACATCCACCATTTAATATCGCAGCCGTGCAGCCAGTCGGCCCACCACGCTCCATAAATCGCATCGTTGACCGCAATCACTCGGCATTTATTTTCCAGCGTCGCCCGGGCAATTAACCGGTTTTGCGCCAGATCAAAAGACGGACCTCCGCCAATGATTACGGCCGTGGGCCCATCCGGCCACAAGAGCGGGACGGGCCAGGAATCGCGACTCATTCAGTTTCCAGATGCTTTCGAATAGCCTCGTCGGCCTCGGCAACGTGATCGTATTCCACGCCGGTAATGTTGGTGGCGAGTTCTTTGCGGCGGGTATAGTGAAAGTCTTCCCAGTCTTCCGGCACCACTACCGCGGCCGTGCCATCTTCCGACGCTTCGGCCTCTTCCGGCTCGGCAGGGTCCAGAACCATACCGCGAATTTTAGGCTCTTCGCCCACGCGGCACATGGTTCCTTGCTCCACACACCGCTGGAAAACGTCAAACGGAACTTCCAGAATTTTGCCTGCATCGTTGCCGATTAACTGTCTCGCTCTCATGGTAACCTCCAAAAAAAAGGGGCGGCCCGCTCCGAGCCGCCCCAGTTCAAGACGAAAGATCGTCTATGCGATCGCGGTCGGGCTCAGAGTGCCAGCGTACCGAGAACCGCTCAAAATGACAACAGCACTTGCGATGACGCTGTTTGCCGACGCATTCGTCAGGTTCAATTGAACGAAATGCGACAGATCCGACAATTCGGCGGCATCCAACTCGATCACATACATGATCGTGTCGTTGGCCGACGGCGTAACGCCGGTGGCCGCCACCTCTGTTCGGGCGCCCAGAGTATCGCCGGCCGCCGTCTCTTCCTTATAGACGGCGAAAGCAATAGCCGTGGCCCCAGCGGCCGCAAGCGACGTGCATTCTTTCAACGTGATTTTCGTGAAGGCTGCCGCCGAGACGCCGACCTGCACAATGATGGTAGCGTGCGCGTAGTTCTCCATCGAGAAAACGTCGCCATCCACGCCGCCGGTGATATCAATCGGGGGAATGCAATTAACCACATGCCCTTGTTCCGCTACGTTAAACCCGTTCATGGGCTTTCTCCTTTACCAAGAAATATTGGGGCGACCCGATCGAGCCGCCCCATAACGATGACTACGCCCGCGTATCCAGCGTCAAAAACGGCGATTGCGTATTTGACCCCTTGAACGGGGTAACCGGCACATTCCAGGCCGGTTGCCCATCAAGACGATAGATCCAACGGAAGGTCATTTCGTCGTTGAGGAAGCGGACGTGCATGGAAGCAGCCTGCGCGATGCCGCCCTTGTCGATCATCAGATATTGGCTCAGATCGCAAAGGAAGATGTCGCCCTTCGTGCCCAGCGTGGAGCAATACTCGACCGGAAAGACCGGACGGCCAAGCAAGGTGCCATACGGAGCATTTTGGGCCGAAGTGCCCTGGCCCGGAGGTGCGTACAAGAGCGTCACCGCCGTGCCCGAACCCAGGGTCAACTGCCACAACTGCGGCAAGATATCCTGGTTAATCAGCCAGATCGCATTCCGCGCCGAACGACGCGGCAGCCGAGCCAACATATTCAGGACGTTGGCCGTGACAACCGTTGACCCCGCCTGCCCGGATTCCTTGGCGATGCTAACCAGGGCGCCGCTGTTGATAATGCCCAACGGCTGACCAGCACCCGTGCCATTGACGATGGCGTTTTCGGCTTTGAAAGCGATCTCTTCCGTGAACGCCTGGGTCATAACGCTTGCCAACGCGGTGCTATCGGCCAGCAATTCTTCCGTGACATAGCCAAGGCCGAACAGCTTTTTCAGCGACATTTCGATTTCACGGAATTTTGGCTTCGTGCCCGTTGCCGCATCCGCTTCATTCGCCCAATAGGCCTGGACACCGCCCCAACGAGAGCCATCCACGCGGCTGGATTCGTCGATAGCCGGCAACTTGATGCCATTGGAATTAGCCGAAATCGGAATGCGCCGAGTCCGGCTCATAATGTCGCCGGCGTCATGCACCAACTCCAGCAATGCCGTTGAATGATCCGCCTGGACCAAAAAACCGCCATCGCTCGGCACAGCTTCACCCGCACCGGTCGGCGCCGCATAGATCAGGCGATTGTCGCGAGAGCCGTTGGGGTTCATTGCGGTGTACGATACCGCTTGCAGGAACTCGCCGAGATCCGGGAATTTATCGGGATCCTTTTTGACCTGGGCCGGAAGCTTATCCGCCGCCTCGGCCGGCGTGTCGGCGTTGATGTCGGCGGAAGCTTCCATCGAGCGGCGCTCTTCCATCAAGCGTTCCTCGCGCTTGATTTCGACATTAACCTTGTCCAGTTCACCGTCGTCGTCGGTCAAGGCAGACAGCCGAGTTGTTTCTTCCGGCGAGATGGTGCCGTCGTCATACTTGGCCGTCAAGGCGCTGGCTTCCGTCAGAAGCCCGGCCTTTTTATCGCGTAGCATTTTGATTCGCATAGCAAATCTCCTAAAAAATCATCCGGCTTTCGCCAAAATTTGCACCGGTATTTCCGGCACGTTGCGCGATCTGTTAGACCGCTATCGTCCAGGGGTCAAGGGCTCGACGGAGCCTTTACCCTGCAAAATTATTATCCATGCCGAAGCATGGCCAGGCGCCGGGCGCGTTTGTCGATGGCTTTTTTATGCTCTTCGTCATCAACCGATTCGCCGGCGTCCAATACTACGAGAGTTTCGTCAGGATCCACAACAGCGGCGATCGGATCCGCTTCATCCGCATTCTCTTCGGGCCGGGCCTGCCATGTGGATTCAACGAGCGAGCAGTCAAGATGTAAAGCTGTCTCGGCCTCTATTCGATAAACGGCATCGCCGTTAGCACACGCGATAATCACTTTCCCGTCTGTCATCGAGAAATGCGGATCTCGATCGGCAAACATACTCTCGACAGCAAATCGCGCCTTGTGCGGCCAATTGTTCTCGGCATAAATCTTTTCGCCGCCATCGTTTGCGAAGACGCTAAATAGCATCATCGGCAGGCCAGAAAATTCGGACGGTTCCTCTTCGCCTTCATGCGTTTCGGTTGCCGCCAGGGCTTCCCCAAGGTCATTGGCATTAGACCCCACAATATAGGTATCCAAATTTTCAGCCACTCCGCCATGGGCGAGATCTTCGCTGCGCCGCTGGTCGTCAGACCCAGTGGCCGGCCTCACACCAAGGCGGGCCATTGCAACGTCCAGCGTGGCGATACGATCAATCATGCCGGCGGCAAAGGCCTCCCTTGCCAGAAACGACCTGCCCTGGCCGAAGTCTGATTTTACCTTCGATACAGGGACGCCGCGGCCGCGCGCCACGTCCTTCAAAAAACCGTCATAGATTGTGTCAACCTGGCCCTGCAGGAACTCCTTCGCGGCATCGCCGAGTGGTTCATAGCCGTTGAATTCAACCTTGTGCGCTCCCGCGTAAACGAAAGTCGGCTTGATCCCGGCTTGTTCCAGGGCCCCGGAAAAATCCATGTGCATCGCAAAGACGCCGATCGATCCGACGTCCGCCGACGGCACGGCAATGATTTCCTCGGCCTGCGATGCGACATGATAGGCCGCGCTGGCCGCCAAGGGATTAACCAGGGCAATAACTTTCTTCGTGGCCCGGGCAGCATAAACGGCATCGGCGGCTTCTTTCGTTCCCGTTGTCTGTCCGCCAGGGCTGTTGATGTCGAGAACAATCGTGCCGATTTCCGGATCGTTGGCCAGCGCCTTGATGGTCTGCGCCAGGAGCAGGGACGAATAGGCATATGGTTGCCATTCGAAATCGTACAGAGCAATGCCGTGAACCGAAACGATGGCCGTGGCCTTACCGCCCTTTCCAGGGATAAGCGTCGGCGCCGAACGGCGAGCCGCGACGATCGCCCGGGCTTCGTTATCCAGGGCCCCATCATCGTAAGCCTCGAAGATCTCAGCATCGCGAGCGCCTTGGTGCCGGATGACGCGCTCCAAGGTCGGGAACAAACTGGCGCCCCAGCCATCGTGCACCTGATAGGCAAGCGGCCGACCCGCGCATGAGCGAAGGGCTCTCCGGTATTGGCTCAATCGTCCCATGACCTATCTCCCAGATAAATACGGTTCAAGCATCGCTATAATTTCGTCGGCGCGGCCATCATCCCACCGATCAAGCATCCCTGGCAAATCGTTCGCCGCCAGGACTTCGGCCTTGGCATGATCGCAATATTGTTTGGCCACGTCTTTTGTGACAGACAGCAAGCTTGTCACCGTTGAGACATGACCGCCAAAGAAAACCGCCACCCACTCCCGAAAGGCGTCGGCATCACCGGCGAGGCGCAAGGCGCTCTTTCGCATGGCCGCGGCCTCTTTGGCAACCAGCTTCTTGACTTGCGCCGCCTGGCTGTCATCCGTCAATCCTGAATTATTTGGCGCCGCATTCGTCGGCATCACCAACTTGTCCCCGCCGGCGATCGGATTCATGCCTTCGATTACGCGCACTTCGTTCGACGTCATCCACGGCGGGTGCCCACCGGACCCCAAAGCCTTCGCAAAGTATTCGGCTCGGGATAGACTATCGCCGCGCATAAGCGCGTCCATGTTAAACTTTGCGCTATAAATTCCGGTCGCAACGATCAGATCCCGCCGAATCGCCTGCTCAATTCTCCTGGCCCAAGGGCGCAAGGTGTACTTCACAAAGTCGATGGCCTGGGCTTCCACGGTCGCCCGGTTTGTCTGGTCATCAATTCCGAGCATATGGAGCGGGACGCGAAACCGCTGGGCAACCAAAGTGACTTGCCATTTCCGCGCTTCCAGCAATTGTGCATCCTTGGCCGTATCGCTGCCTCGCTCGAACTTCATGCCTTCCTGCAAAACGATTGGGCGATGCGCGTTCTCAATCCCCGCGGCTGTCCGCATCAAACTATTGATCAAATTTTTCTGGGCGTCCGACGTCAACGTCGCTGGATGGATCAGAAATCCGCCAATATTCAATTTGTTAGAGAATACCCGCGAAGCATAGGCATCCGCCGCCATGCCCAAGCCAATGTCTTCCGCCGCAAGGTCGACCACGCGCAGACCGGTTATTCCGTCGCCGGAAAGCCCTGGGAACCGAAACATCTCTTCTTGCAATAGGACGCGCGTGGTCCCGTTCGGCTCACTGATTTTGAATCGCAATGTCCCGTCCGACAATCGTTCGGCTTTTACTCTGGACGTCCGGATAGGCAGCAATTGGTCGACGGCGCCACGGCGGCCGGGCACTATCTCCGCATAACCCGTTCCTTCGAGAACGGCGTTGAGCATCATAAATTCCCAGAACTCGACGGCCGTTTGTGATTGGTTTGGCTGATACCGAATCAATTCATCGAGCGGATGATTTGGCGCCGGCTCGCGGCCGGCAGCGCCCATGTCTCGGTACATTTGCAGGGGCATGGTGGCCATGGTTTCGGAGAGAACTTTGACCACCGCATAAACGGCGGAGGCTTTAAGCGCAATTTGCGGAGAGACGACCATGCCAGATTGGGTTTCTCTTCCGCCGAAGCCTTCATACCAGAAATCATCCGCGGCGCCAGGGCGAGGCGTCTTCTCAGAAAACCACGGCAAGGCAGATGCAAATTGACCAGCACGCCAGGCAACCGCTACGCTTTTATTAATCCAGCCCATATCAGCCTCACATAAAAACGTCTTCGGATTCGTAAATTGACGGCTTGTGTTCGTCGGCCAACCAGCGTGCAAGAGCCATCAAAATCGCAATCACGCCGTCAATCTTGTTTTCCGGTCGTTCTTTTCTGGGATAGATATTGTCTTTGTTATCCAAATGGCAGACGACATTCGATACCATCCAAGCCAGCACAGGGCAACCGTCGTGATGAAAGCGGCCCGAGATGACCAGCGCCTCAAGTTCTTTCATGGGCTCCGAAAAACTCAAAACGGTTGGGCGCACCTCGACCATTTCAAAACCCTCGTCACTCATTCGGGTTGAAAATTGCGTGGCCTGGAAGGGATCGTATGCAACCTCTCGGATCGTATATTTGCCGATTGAATCTTTTAGGTCGTCCTCGATTCGAGAGTAGTCAATGATATTGCCGGGCGTAGCAATCAAGCGCCCCTCAATTTCCCAGCCTTCGTATTGGCTATTGGTTCCATTTTGGATTGTCTCTTCCGGGAGATAGTATTGCCCGAAGGCATAGTAATGATCGACGCCATCGATCTTTCGGCGAAACAAACTAGCCCGGGCCGCAATGTCAATTTTACTGGCCAGGTCGAGCCCGCCGATGCACTCTTCGCCGGCGAAGTCTGCAATGTCCAAGGTTGGATCGCCCGCACGGTCCCAAGCCCTCATATCCATCCAGGCGGTGTCGGCGTTGGCCCAGACGTTCATTCGCTTTGTCACGAAATTGTTCTGGGCCGAAGGCATCTCCATAGCCTTGCGACATTGCCGCGCGATATCTTCCACATAGACGCTGACGCCAAGATTGGGATTTGCCTTTGCCCAAACCTTCGGATCGGTCCAATCGTCGCCATCATCGATGCTGTAAATTATTCCGAAAAAAGTATCGTCTTCTGTTAGCCCCTGCAGGATCTTCGTGAGATAGGTTCGCAGTTCGTAACAGATCCCGGCGCGATTGGATCCGGCGGTAGTGATTATCCACATCATCGATTGAAGTCTGGCGCCGGTGCCCGTCTCGATCACGTCATAAACGGCGCGCGTCTTATGGGCGTGCAGTTCATCGATGATGGCAATGTGCGGGTTTTTCCCTTCGAGCGATCCACTCTCCGAATGCAATGGCACGAAAGACGAGCCGGTGGACTGGACGTTGATGTTGTGGGCCAAAACCTCGACGCCGAATTTCTCGCGCAACTCGGGAGATCTCTGGACCATTTGCTTGGCTACATCGAAAACGATCTTCGCCTGATCGCGATTGACCGCCGCCGCGTAAATCTCCGCGCCCTCTTCCCCATCGTCGGTAAGACCATAAAGGCCGACGCCGGCCGCCTTTGTTGACTTGGCATTTTTCCGGGCCACCTCTTCGTAGGACGTTCGAAAGCGCCGCGTTTTGTCAATTCGGTGTTCCCATCCAAATGCCACCGCAAGGCCGAAACATTGCCAGGGCTCCAATCGAATGCGCTCTCGCCGTTTGGCCCAGGCGCCTTTGACGTGGTGCATATGCTCAATGAAATCGCAGATGGCTTCGGCGCGATCCACGTTGAATTCATAGGGCCAGGACTCGTCTTCGTCGGATCGAACCATGTCCTTGCTTTGGCGCTCGCAGGCTAAAATGGTCCACTTCCCAGCCACAATATTGCCGCCGATAACATCGTCCGCATACTGCATGGCCGAGGTGACATATGGCCCGATGTCGTCCGTCGTCATGCTCTGCCCTGCTTATCCCAAGCCGACGCGGTTTCTTTCTTGGTGGCGGTGACGCCGCTCATGGACGATGGCGTCATCCCGAATTCCCGCGCGGCTCGCAACATTTGATCCATGGCTTTGTCAGAAATGGTCAAGGCTGCGGACTTCATGGGAAAGCCGTTGGGAGACATGACCAGCGCCCCGTATTTTTGAATGTTTTTCTCGGCATCAATCCAGCGACCGTAGGCCACGCAATACGCCATCAAGGCGGATCGATAAATGTCACTCAGAAGGCCAAGTTTGAAAAGCATCGGCGCCACGCGCAACCACTCTTCGCGCGCATCATCGCCGAGCATGTCGGGACATTCCGGAATGGACAACTCGGGCTTGGGTTCATCCTTGTTCGGCGGACGCTTGCCGGGATTGCCCCTGACCATACTGAGTACCGTTGGCTTTTTGGGTCGGCCTGCCGCCATCGAAATTACTGCCCCTTCGGTCGGAACCCCCCCTTCGGAATTTCGCGACCATAAAATATTCATTACCCCACCGGTCTAGTCGGATCGACCCACTAAAAATGGACCCCCCCCACCCTTCACCGGAAAAGGACTGCTCTATGTATCATCGTGACACACGTTGGGCCAAGTTCTCAAGCCGTTGTTTCTCACTCCGATGACAATTGCTGCAGAGGCCTTGCCAGTTCGATTGATCCCAGAACAACGTCATATTTCCGCGATGTGGAATGATGTGGTCAACCTCCTTCGCTTCCGTGAGTTGTCCATGGCTCTCGCACATCTTGCAAAGTGGGTGTTTGCCGAGGAAGGCCTTCGACATCTTCCGCCATTGGTCAGTGTATCCACGCTTCGCAGCGGATGGCCTCGCCTTATCCCACCTACGTTCGCGCTCCTTCGGCGGGCTCCACCCGGGCGGCCTATGTACCTTCGATTGGGTCGGCATTTTGTGCCTCAACCTCTTCAATCCGCTCTATCGCTAGTTCGGCCATCACCCTAAGAGCAATTGCTGAGTTATATACGTTAGCATGATCCTTTACTCGAATGAGCGCATCGAAGAGTTTATTAAAATCATCATAGTGTGCAACGTGAAGTACAGGCGGCCGCGGTGCCTTCGCATACTTCTCTATTCTAGCCAGCAACGGTTCAAAGATTGCATGTTGTTCCGGAAGAAACTCTATCACCATATCAAAGTATGGCGGTGCCGAAAGCGCCAGACTCTCTAGGTCTACATCGGTCGCCTTGCTAAAGATGTCATCCGATAGGCCGGAATATGCCCTGGCTTCAATGCCCAGTGATTTGTAGAGGCTTTCCAGCGTGTTTGGATCATCATCCCCGGCAATAGCGTTGTGTGCCAATTGAATGGCCACGCGCCGTTCCTTCGAAAGCTTCGACGTTATCTCTATGCAATGGGCATCCGTAACCCCAGCCTTAATGGCCGCCATCACCCGATGATTGCCGGATAGCACCTCGTCTTTATAGATCAGCGGCGCAGATGTCAGCCGCCCATCTTTCACTATGTTTTCGACAAGGCGCCCGAACTGAACCGCTGGCATGAACCGCGCATTGGCTGCCAGTAGTTTCAATTCACTAAGCTTTCTTTCCACTATCTGCGTCACCAGCCCAGGTTCGGTACCAATGACGATAGAGGGCTTGGGGAGTTTCTTCTCTGACATGGCTCTCATAATTTATCATGCCGGGTTTCCGATTAAAGACTTTGAAAACCCCGCGATATTTCATGGATACCGACCTTTTTGTAAAGGCGGTGGTGGATAGTTTCGTAAATCTTGCTAACCTCGATCGACCAAAATCGTCCACCGGCAACCTCGACGTCGCCAATAAACAAATCAGCTTCGAAAGCTTCCGCTCTGTCACAATTGCGAAATCACTCAGTAAATAAATTCCATAATGTCCGCCAAACTTGTCAAGCCTATAGATGAACCCGCCCGCAAGACGGCCATCCAAATAGACCAGATAGCTTGCTTCTCCCGAGACATGGGCGATGCTCTTCGCAAAGAATATGTCCTTTAAGAAATTGAGTTGTTGGCTGGTTGCCGGCACCAACAGCACCTTAGTCCCTTTGGTGAGAAGAGCAGGGTCGACAGGTTCATAAATGAACGGCGTGGATTTGTGCCGAGTTTGCCAGACCGACGCCGCCTTGGTTGTTGCATAGGTGTAAACGGCCTTGCGCCCGTCGGTCGAATAGCTTGTGGCCAAATTTAGATCCGGGTTCTTAAACAGGTGATCAGAGAAAACGCAGTAGGGCACGCCCGCCGCCTTCAATTCCTCCACCCAAGATTCGAGATTGGCAGGATCCCAGATGTCGTAGGCCGGCCGGTCCCATTCTGTGTTTTCATCGACGAATTTGAAAATGCGCTCATAGCGGCCCTTGTGCGTCGGCGGAAAGGCTATTATGCCGCCCGAGGCTTCGATGGCCAGCGGAAGCATGGCGCGGAAATCAGCAACAACCAATTTATCTATGACTGGGCCGGCCAACAAAGCCGTCAGCTTCTCCATCGCCTGGCGGTGATAGACTTCGAAAGACGTTACATAGTGGTTGAAATATGTACGCGCCCACTCATTATCGCCTTTATAGTTGGCCATTTCATGCGCGACCAAAACCGCAGCCACCCGCGCAATGGCGTCTTCGCCTATCATATCTTCGATGAACGAAAGCCGATTTGTAAAGGCAACATGAAACGGTTCGCCGGTCATCAACCGACCAAGCGAAACGGAGTAAAGAGAGACGTCATTTGAAGTAATCGCCTTGCCTGGATGCAAGGACTTGATTGTCAGGTCAACGCGAAATGATCCAGAACAGCAAACGAATATCGCGGGCCAAGAAGCAAAATCAACCGTATCCAATATCTGGCCAACGACTGTCTTAGGCACTGAGCCGACGAACATAATTATTCACGCTTTCGTTGTTTATTTTACTTGTACAACAAGTATCTATCGTCTAAGTTATTGTTATTACTTCAACCCTACCAGGAGAAATCAAAATGTTCAGCCCTTCCCCCTTACAGCACTTCATAGCCACCACCAAAACGGCCACCGAATTTAACGTCCTCGTCAATCGGCATAACGGCGATTGGTCCTCTCACAATTTCTTGGACGCCATGCGCGCCTATCTTTTCTTTTCCGAGCAGGGCGCAACCATCACCAACAAACCGGAAGCCCGGGACTCGGTCCGCAAGGTCACAATTGAACCCGTCTATCCGAACTAAACCACAAATCCGGAAAACTTCAAAATGTTGGGTGAATTGGGCATCAATCGAGAACGCAAAAGGCCGGGGGGGATTTCTCCCCGCACCGGCCTTCATTGCAGACCCGAGGGCCGCGATTGCCCCTACCAAAGAGCGAGAACAAGATGAACCAATATCAGAAGAACTTCAAGGCCATAATTCGGCTTTTACCAGATCTCCGCATAGTGCAGCCCGGCGATGCCTTCAAGCTGAAAGCGGACGGCTTTATGGACCTCAACATTGACGTCCTGGAACGGGACGATGTGACCAACACCGTCCGCATTTCGTTGGCCCACAATTACATCCAGAACGGCGACGTCATGGCGGATCCCGATATGGAGATTCGGGTTCTATTCGAAATGGAAATGGCCGAGGCGCTTACGTTCCAAATGAGCAACCCGCCAATTTTCCAGGAAGTGTACCTTCCCGACAATCGCTATTATCCGAAGCGGAAGCGTGAGTTAAATTCGTTCCTCTCGCAATGGCTCCGCAACATCCGGGCCCAGGGCCACGCTCTGGACCTGCCCTTGGCGCCGGCCGCAGCGGTGGCGCTATGAACGCCGAACTGGTACCGCGCACGACCGTTACCGAGATCTGCGCCAGGCGCCGGTCTGCCCTGGCGCTCTACGCCAC